TGTGACAGGCACGCTGCCGCAGCTGAAAGCACTGAAAGCATTCATGGAAAAGGAAGGTATGCAGTATGACACAATCTCTTAACAGCGCCCCGCAGAAACAGAAGTTCAGCGTTGCCATCAACAGCAAAATGTATCAGAACCTTATCGCCAGCACGCTGCGCGACCCGGCCCGTGCCCGCCGCTTTAGCGCCGCGATCACCAGCGCCGTGGCCGTCAACCCCGCCTTGCAGGAATGCGATGCCGGCACGATCCTTGCCGGTGCTCTGCTGGGCGAAAGCCTCAACCTCAGCCCTTCCCCGCAGTTGGGTCAGTATTACCTCGTGCCGTTCAAGCAGAAGGCCAAGTATGACCGCGACGGCAACATGGTTCGCCCGGAAACCACCACCGCCACATTCGTGCTGGGCTACAAGGGCTACATTCAGCTGGCGCTGCGCAGCGGCCAGTACAAGGATCTGGATGTCATGGTCATCAAGCAGGGCGAGTACATGGGCAAAGACCCGGAAACCGGCAAGGCCAAGTTCCAGTTCATCGAGGACGATGACGAGCGCGAGACCCTGCCCACCATCGGCTACATGGCCTACTTCGAGTACCTCAACGGTTTCCGCAAGGTCGTCTACTGGTCCAAGGAAAAGATGATGACCCACGCAGATACTTTCTCCAAGGCGTTCAGCCGCCAAGGCTATGAGGACTTGATGGCTGGCCGCGTTCCCGAAAAGGATATGTGGCGCTACTCCTCGTTCTGGTACAAGAACTTTGACGACATGGCGAAAAAGACCCTGCTGCGGCACATCATCAGCCGTTGGGGCATCATGTCCATTGAAATGACTACCGCGCTGGAGCATGACGATGCCGTCAATGTGGCCGATGACGGGCAGATCGTGACCGAGACCGTGGAGGCCGCCCGCGCCAGTATCCCCGCAGACGCGCAGGAAGTGCCGAGCGCTGAGCCCGAAGCCCCCGCCCCGACAGCAGAGGCCGAGCCCGAAGCTGTTGACATCAGCACACTGTGATGGAGTACAAAATCATTTCCACCGGCAGCAAGGGCAATGCCGTGGTGGTGGACGGACGCATCCTGATTGACTGCGGCGTTCCGTTCCGCCGTCTGGAAAGCGTCTACCGCGATCTGGACGCGGTGCTGCTGACACACATCCACAGCGACCACTTCCAGCCAAAGACGCTGGCGCGGCTGGCCACCGAGAGACCGTCGCTTCGGTTCTTTGCCTGCCCGTGGCTTGGGCCTGACCTGCAGAACGCGGGCGTGCCGCTGCGGCAAATCACCATCACGACACCTGACCGCTGGTACGACACCGGGTACTGCTTCGTCAAAGCCTGCGAGACAAAGCACAATGTGCGGAACTGCTGCTGGCATATCTGGTTCAACGATGGCAGCAAGGTCTTCTACGCCACCGACATGGGCAACCTCAACGGCATCACAGCCCCGTACTATGACCTGTATCTGGTCGAGGCCAACTACCGCGACGAGGAAATCCAAGCCAAAATTGCCGAGAAAAAGGTCAACGGTGAGTACATCTACGAGAAGCGCGTCCTCCGTGACCACATGAGTGAGCAGGATGCCATCGACTGGGTGTATGGCAATATGCGCCCCGATTCAACCTATGTCTGGCTGCACTGCCACAAGGAGGAATCCAAATGAGGGCGCGGCTGGTGCGCATGGAGCCCGGCTACCGTGGCCGACAGCGCATCGTCATTGAGATTGCCGGGGATTTCCGGGAGCAGTTCGACCAGCTGCAAGGGGCGCTGCTGGAGGTGCAGATCACCCGCGCGATACCCCGGCGCAGCTTGGCGTCCAACAACTACTTTCACGCGCTGGTGAGCCGCATAGCCTCCACCGTCTGGGGCGAGTTTGACGAAATCAAAAGCGATTTGGTGGTCGAGTACGGAACGCCGTGTCTGGATAAGGCCGGTCAGGTCGTCATGGTGGACTTGCCGGAGGGCACAGACCCGCACAGCTATTACCCCTACACCCGCCTTATCACCACCCACGAAAAGGACGGCAGCCGCTATTGCAGCTACATCCTATATAAGCGCACCAGCGCCATGAACAGTTCGGAAATGAGCCACCTGATAGATGGCGCACGGCAAGAGGCCCAAGAGTTGGGCATTGACATTTAAACAAAGGAGATATTTTATGACAAATTCTCAAGCAGACCGCAAAATCAAAAAGCTGCTGGACGACATGGCTCGGAACGGCAGCACCTTTACCAGCACCGAGGATTTGATGAAAACCATCGGCGGCATCATTGACAAGTACGGAGAATCCGAAGATTGGGAAATCGGCGTGGCCGATGAGGCTACGGTCTGCATCCCTCTCTCCCGGTACGATGAACTACTCCGCAGCGAAAGCGAAATTGACATTCTCTGCACCCTTTATGCGGATGAGGGCGTTTCTATCGAAACGGCCATCGAGGCATGGGGTTCTATTGCAGAGATTAGAAGCCGCCGTCTGGACTGCGACAGCGAGGACGACACCGATGAAGAATAAACCGTCCTGCCCGCCCGGTGGGCCAAGGGAGGTGGTGCAATGCTCCGACCTTATTTCTGTGCCTACCACAGCTACCTTGAAAACATGGAGCTTTTGAACTCGGAGGAACGCGGACGGCTTTTCACCGCCCTGCTGGAATACAGCAAGGATGGCACATTGATACCTCTCACCGGAAATGAGCGGTTTGTTTTTCCCGGCATCCGTTCCCAGATTGACCGGGACAAGGAGCAATGGAAAAAGACTGACGAACAGCAAGCGTCCTATGGCCGTAAAGGTGGCCGTCCACGGAAAAAACCGCCTGACGGAGAAAATGAAAAAGCTACCCTTTTAAATGACACAGATAAAAAGGGTGGCTTTTCTGAAAAAGGCTCCCTTTTTTCAAAAAGCCTAGAGAAGGAGAAGAAGAAGGATAAGGAAAAGGATAAGGATAATATATCTTCTTCTACTGCTACTGCTGAATCCGACATTTCCGCTTGCGTCCAAGCCTACGAGCAGAACATCGGCCCTATCGCACGGGCGGCGTTTGATGACATTTCCCGCCAGCTGGCCGACCTGCCCGCTGACCTGATCTGCGAGGCCATCGGCGAGGCGGCGCTCAACAATAAGCGCAGCTGGAATTATGTCAAGGCCATTCTCAAGCGCTGCCGGGAGCAGAACATCCTGTCCGTGGATGCCTACCGCGCCGAGAAAGAAAACCACGCCGCCGCAGCGGCGGCCAGAGCCGCACCCGCTGCCCGCCCACAGAGCAAGCAGGCGGCAGTACGCGAACGGCTCAAAAAGCGTCTGGAAGAGATGGGAGGTGCGCAGAGTGACGACCCAGCAGACAACCGAATTTATGTTGAAGCTACTGAACTGGTGGCCGAACCTTTACCGGGAGAATGACCCGGACGAAATGTCCGATGCGTGGGCGGTGTCGCTGACCGATGTTCCCTATGATGCCGCCATGGCCGGGGCGGTTGCCCTCAGCCGCACGATGAAGTGGCCGCCCACTGTGGCCGAGATCTGCGAGGCAGCCAAGCCGTACATAGGATTTCAGCCCGATTTGCTGAATGTGAGGGTCGCCATTGATGCCCACGAAGAACTGAACTTGCCACTGCCGCCGTGGTTCTACGCCGCCGCGCAGAAATACGCAGCGCAGATCCCGCCTGACTACCAGCCCGCAGCCCTGCTGCAAGGAGGCTTGCTTAATGGAAAATAACCGCAAAGACCCCCGCCGCCAGCTGATTGGCGCAGTGAGCAAGGCGCTGGGCCAGCAGTTTGAGCGCGATATCAACGCCGCGTTCGACCACTACCGCCGTCTGGGCGTGGCATCCATCGAAAAGACGCCCGAACCGTTCCACATGACGGGCCGCGAGAACGGCGGCAAGGTCGTGGGCTTCTACGAGAAAAAAGCCCAGCCCGACTACGCCGGCACACTCCGCGGCGGCAGGTCCGTCTACATGGAGGCCAAGTTCACTGGATCGAACCGCATGGAGCAATCCCGCGTCAGCCCCGGCCAGACCGAGTATCTGGACGAAAAGATGCGGCTTGGCGCTTTCTGCTATGTTCTGGCCGGATTTTCCCACGGCGGTGCGTACTGCATCCCGTGGAGCATCTGGCGGGCCATGAAAGAACACTACGGCCGTAAGTACATTACCGAAAATGACATTACACAATACAAAATTCCGAGAACCACCACAGGCATGCTGGCGATTCTCGGCACCGGAAAGGAGTAAACCCCTATGAAAATGAATGAAGAAGCGACTTTCGCCGTCTACCAGAAAAAGCTGAAGGGCATCTGCGAGGAAAACGACTTGCAGGCCACTTTCAACCGCAGCGGCTACCCGCTGACCATGACGGTGCGGCCTCTGCAAGATGTGGCCGACCAGATGTCGATGCTGGAAAAGGTCGAGGACAACGGCTACACCAGCCCCGATGCGTCCATCAAGTTCAGCTACGAGGACGGCGCCATCAAGTACACCTTGAGCAAGGAGTTCGTGATCTCAGACGCGCTGTTTACCAAGCTGAAGAACCTGTTCCGCAATCTGCACGACACTTGGCTCCAGTATTTCCACCGCACCGTCATCCAGAAAAAACTGTTGAACGCCAATGTGCCCGACATTTCCGAAGATGCGGACGGCTTCGGTGACATTGACCCGGATGACCTTAACGCGGATGGTCTGGTCGATACCACCCCGCCCGAAGACACGGACGAGGAGGAGTAAGCCATGTCAAAGGTGGTGCGGGGCGTTGACAGCTACAAAAAGGAGTTCTTAAGCATCTTCAACAGCCTGTGCGGCCGACATGGCCGATGGGAAGTCTGGTCTGATTTTATCCAGCTGACGGCCATCGACATAAGCAATGCGACCGACAAAGGCAACGCGCCGAAGCGGGCCACAGATGCAAGGAACATCGCCAAAAAGTACAGCAAGGACGAAATCAAACGCATGGCCGAAATGCTGATGCAAATGGTTTATGCCATTGACGAGAATCCCGACCAAGATTTCCTTGGTGAGTTGTACATGACCTGCGAGCTGGGCAACGACCACGCCGGGCAGTTCTTTACCCCCTACAACGTGTGTCAGGCAATGTCGGAGATCAGCTTCGACCCCGCGCGGTTTGAGGATAAAGGCTTTGTGTCGGTAAATGACTGCGCCTGCGGCGCGGGGGCGCTGCTCGTCTCGTTTGCCAATGTCTGCAAGCGACACGACATCAACTACCAGCAGAAAGTGATGTTTGTTGCACAGGACATCGACTACACCGTTGGACTGATGTGCTACATCCAGCTTAGCTTGATGGGCTGCCCCGGATATGTTGTTATCGGCAACACACTTATCAACCCCTGCACCGCCTACGATAAAAAAGGCCTGCTGCCCGCAGGCGACCCGGAACGGATCTGGTTCACGCCGCTGTTCTCCGATGGCATCTGGTACGGACGCCGCCTGGCGGCACAGATGGATCTGCTGATTTCGGGAAGTTCACGGAAAAGCCTGAAAAAGTGGCAGATTCGCCCGCGAAAGACACAAAAATGCCCTGTTCGTTCACAGAACCTGCAAAAGCAGCAGCGCCGGTTTCCACCCCGGTTTCCACTAAAAAAGTGGAAACATGGAAACCCGCCGAGTTGAACGAAACCAAGAACGGGCAGCTGACTTTTTTCTGAAATGAGGTGATGACATGGAAGATGAGAAACTGGCCGATAAGCTGCTGGACCGCATTTTGATGGTTCTGATGCCCTACGACCAGATTGATGTAGAGAGAATCAAGGCCAAGCTGACGGTGGTTTTGGATGACTACCAAATTTGCCCCAAGCAAGAGGCTCTGGTGGTCTACACCGAGGGCAAAAACGACTACTATCTCCGAAAATTTCTGCTCGCCAAGGCCGTTGCAGGGCGGCAGGAGCGCACGCTGCGCCAGTACAAAGATGAAGTCGGCAGGGTGCTGCGAGGCATCGGCAAGGATGCTGACACCATAACCGCAGATGACATTCAAGTCTATCTGGCGAAAGTCCTGTCGAGGGGCGGGTCGAAATGTTACTGCGACAACATCCGCCGAGACCTCAGCAGCTTCTACAACTGGCTATACCGTGAGGAAATCATCCGCACTAATCCGATGAATAAGATCGACAACATCAAGTTCAAGCGGGAAAAGGAAAAAGCCCTCACTGACATGGAAATCGAAATGATGCGGCAGGCCTGCCAGACCACTATGCAAAAGGCAATTATGGAAATGCTGCTCTCCACCGGCTGCCGTGCAGCAGAGCTTGTATCCATCAAAATCGCGGACATGGACGAGGACAAGGTTTCAATTCTGGGCAAAGGCGGCAAGTGGCGCACAGTGTACATCAACGCCAAGGCTTTCGTGGCTGTAAAGAATTATCTGGCTGACCGCAAAGACACAAACCCCTATCTCTTCCCGCGAGAAATCAATACGAAGGATCGCACGATGATTTCCAACTTCAGCCGAAAAGACTGGTTCAAAGACCCCCGACTGGTGACAAAAGCGGACCACTTCGGGCGCGACAGCGTCAACAACATGGTTCGCACTATCGGTAAGCGGGCCGGGGTCAAGGGTGTGCATACTCACCGTTTCCGCCGCACCTGCGCCACGCAGGCCCTGCGGCATGGGATGCCGATTGAACTGGTTTCCATGATGCTGGGCCACGAGCAAATCTCCACCACACAGATCTATCTGGACATCCGTGATGACGATCTGCAAGCTGCCCACAGAAAATACGTTGTGTGAGGTGTTATCCATGACACAGTTATATGTTTTGAGCCAGGACGGAACTTCGGCTATCAATCTTAGCCAGTTCGAGTACGTCTACATTGGCGAGGACAACAGAATCAAAGCCGTCAACGGCCAGAAGATGATCCGCTTGGGGGATTATGCCAGCCGCGATGGCGCAAAAGCTGCTCTTGGCTCGATGCTGTATTACGCCAGCAGAAACCCGGGGGCTGGCTGGTATCAGATGATGCGCAGTTCCGATGCCGAGAACCACGTTATCCGTGACCGCGACCCTGCCCCGAACAAGTTCGCTGCCAACGGCAAAAAGCCGGTACGCCGGGGCGGCTCTTAATCTAACTTGATCTAAATCTCAAGCTAATTTTTAGATAGTTTTAGCAAAGAGCTTAGCTAATCCCATCCAATAAGCAAAGGAGTATACCACTATGAATACCAATGTCACAATGATTCCTGTTGCACAGCTGCACCCCCACCCGGACAACCCCCGCAAGGATTTGGGCGACATTACCGAGTTGACCGCCAGCATCAAGGCAAACGGCGTTTTGCAGAATCTGACCGTTGTGCCCCGCGCAAACCCTGATGTGAATTACGAGGAACTGTGCCGGCAGTATTACGCCGACCCCACCGAGGAAAACCGCACGAAGCTGAACCAGTTCCGCAACACGGACGGCTACACCGTTATCATCGGCCACCGCCGTCTGGCCGCTGCCAAGGCTGCCGGGCTTATGGAGTTGCCCTGCATCGTGGTTGAGGATATGACCCTCGAAGAGCAAATCTCTACCATGATGACCGAGAATATGCAGCGCAGCGATCTGACCGTCTATGAGGAGGCCGAGGGCTTCCAGATGATGATGGACTTCGGCAACAGCGTGGAGCAGGTCGCCGACAAGGCGGGCTTTTCCGAAAGCACAATCCGCCGCCGCGTGAAACTGCTCTCTCTTGACCGCGAGGAATTCAAAAAGAGTGTCAAGCGCGGCGCCACGCTGGCTGACTTTGCTCTGCTGGACAAGCTGGACACCGAGGAGGCCAAGAACGAGGTGCTGAAAAGTGTCGGCACCAACAATTTCCGGGCCTGCCTTGACCGGGCACTGCGGGAACAGAAAGACCGGAAAACGATGAACGCCATCCGGGAGGTGGTTGCATCTTATGCAACTAAGGCCGACAGCAAAGCGGATATGCCGGAAAACTGCCTGTTCTATGCCAGCTACGGCTCATGGTCTGGAACCGCCGAAGCCCCTGTTGATGCCGGAGAACACGCCTACTGGTACACGGAGAGCGGCTACGGCATCACTGTCTACCGCGAACGCACCGAAGAAGACAAGTCCGCCGAGAAGACCCCGGAACAGCTTGCGCGGGAGGCCAAAATCGAAGAATATCGCGAGAAGTGCCGCGTCATTGAGGAGGACGAAGAATCCGCCTACCGCCTGCGGCTGAACTATCTCAAAGAGTACGGATTCCCCAAAAAGGCCGCCGAGGCCGTCGCCTTTGCAGCCTGCCGCATGATGATCTTGAACCCTGATGCCCTTGGCGATATGGACGAGGACACCATCGAGGCCGTCTATGGTGATGGCATCTACAATGACGAGCATGATCTCGATACGGCTGTGCTGCTGGAAAATGCACAGGTAAATCCCATGAAGATGCTTGTGGTGCTGCTGTTCGCCTTGACAGAGCCTGTGAATCACCGGATGCACGATACCGAGTGGCTTGGCGGGTACTACAAGTGCATCAAGGATGATGCATCCGTCTACCCGGGCATTTATGCAGCGCTGGATGGCATTGGCTACGAGATGTCCGATATGGAAAAATCCCTGCTGGACGGTACGCACCCGTCCTATGAAAGCGCAGAGGAGGAATCGTGATGCCCGTTGTTTCGAGCCTCGACCACTTACCCACGGACGGAGAGTTCTACTCAAACAACTGCGTAGACGGCCACTGCATCGGCTGCGGTGAGTGCTGTACCGACCTGCTGCCCACTACCCGGCGCGAGATCGTCCGCCTGCGGGATTACGCCAAGAAACACCAGCTGAAAGAACACAGACTGCCAGCGGGCGCTGCGCTGGAAAGCGTGGATCTGACTTGCCCGTTCCGCAATGAGACGACCAAGCGCTGCGATGTCTACCCGGTACGGCCACTGATCTGCAGGGCGTTTATCTGCTCCCGGACGCTGCAAGCAGCCCAGGAAACGCGGGATCTCGTCCAAAGTGACCGCGACATCCACTCCCTGCGGTGGGAGATATTCAAGAACCCGGAGAGCATCGCTCTGATACAGGCGGCACAGAGGGCTGCAACGAAAAAATGACATACATACCGAAAGGCACAAAACGCCATTGGACAGCTGAAGAAGAATCCCTCCTTGCTGAAAGCTGGGGTGTTTGCGGGATTCCTGCTCTCGCCAAAAAGCTGAACCGCAGCCAACAGGCTATAAAGATACGCGCATCGCGGCTGCACCTTGGACCACTGCTGATGGGCGGTGATTATGTGACGCTGAATCAACTGGTCACAGCTTTTAATCGCACAGGCTCGTATAGTTACAAAATGATAAGCTGGGTGGAAAACCGTGGGCTGCCGGTTCACAACAAGCGGGTGCAGCAGAACACATTCCGCGTGGTCTATCTCAAAGAGTTTTGGACATGGGCCGAGAAAAACCGTTCATTTCTGGATTTCTCCAAGTTGGAACCGCTGGCGTTCGGTGAAGAACCCGCATGGGTGGCCGAGCAGCGAAAGCGAGATTTCAAAGCCTGCTCCCTCCAGCGGAAAGACCCGTGGACTCCCGCCGAGGATGCCAAGCTGCGGATGCTGCTGGAACAGTACAAATACACCTACGAGCAAATGTCCGATATGCTGCGGCGCTCTCCCGGGGCCATCCAGCGGCGCTGCGTAGACCTTGGGCTGAAAGCCCGCCCGGTGCGTATCAACCCGCATGGCCCGGAGGCGGTCTGGCACCAAGAGGACTACGACAGGCTGGCCGAGGGTATCAAGAGCGGCGAAAGCTATGGGATAGAATCCAGAAGCGTGAGCCGAACGCCTACCTTGTACTGCTGTACTGGGACAGCGAAATGTTCCGCCGCTCTACCAAGAAGCGCCGTGACCTTGAAGCGGACACCGAGAAAAAGGACTACAAAGCCCTGTGCAAAGACATCCTGTTCCTGCACCCGGAGAAATACACCATTGCCAAGGACACGAAAGCCCACCTTGATATGTGGCGCGGTATGTTTATCAAGACCTACGGCATTGCCATGGACAAGCACTACAAGACCATGTACGAGGGCCTGCTTTACGGCGACCCTAAAATGCGTGTACTGCGAATCCTCTGGACGGAAATCTACAACGACCACAATATGATGATCAAGGAGGCCCAACGTGGAAAACAATACATCCACATTTTCCAAAGCAAAAAGCGGCCCCAGCGAACTGCAAAAGGAAATTCGCAGTTTGCAGAGTGTACAGGCTGACATATCGGCCTATACCAAACAGCAGGCCGCCGTTGAAAAGACCCAAGCCAAGCTGGACAATCTGAACAAGCAGTATCAGCTGCTCCAGCAGGAAATCAAGGAGACCAACGGCCCGACCACTTCCCTTGAACGCGAGAGCGCCAAGTTGGAGCAGAAAATCGGTGACACCAGCAATGCGCTGGCGGCCCAAAAGGAAAAGCTGGGCGCGACTGCCAAATCGCTGAATGAGGCAGGCGTCGGCACGGACAATCTGGGCGCAAAAAGCCAAGATCTTGCTGATAAGCTGAACACCCTGCGGGCCAAGGAAGAAGCCGCAGCCGAGAGTGCCGAAGAGTACGGCGATAAGGGCACGAGTTCCATTGAAGCCGTGTCGCAAGCGTTTGCTGCTGCCAAGGTCTATGAAGCCCTTGAGCAAATCAAGGATGCGTACATGGACTGCATCGGCTCTGCCGGTGACTTTGAAGCGTCCATGAGCAACGTGGAGGCGTTGAGCGGTGCCAGCGGCGACCAGCTGCAGGCCCTGACCGACAAGGCCAAGGAGATGGGCGCGACCACCAAATTCACTGCCGGTGAATCGGCGGACGCACTGTCCTACATGGCACTGGCCGGGTGGGATACCCAGTCGATGCTGCAAGGCATCAGCCCCATCATGGAGTTGGCCGCCGCTGCCAACATGGATCTGGCATCTGCCTCCGACATCGTGACCGACTACCTGACGGCGTTCGGGCTGACGGCCTCCGACACCACGCATTTTGTGGATGTGATGGCCTATGCCATGAGCCGCTCTAACACCAATGTGGAGCAGTTGGGTGAAGCCTACAAGGCATGCGCCGCAACTGCGAAATCCATGGGCTACTCCGTAGAGGAAACCACGGCGGTGCTGGCTACGATGGCGAACGCCGGTGTTAAAGGCGGCGAGGCCGGTACGGCCCTGAACGCCATTATGACCCGACTTGCCACCAACACAAAGGGCTGCGCCGATGAACTGGAAAAGTACGGCGTACACATCTATGACGCACAAGGCAACATGAGCAGCCTGTCGGATATTCTGACAGGTTTATCTGCCGTGTGGGATAACCTGACCGATCAGGAACAGGCCAACCTTGCGAAAACCATTGCCGGTACGAACCAGTATTCCAAGCTGCAAACGATTATGGCCGGGTGCAGCGAGCAGGCGGCCAAGGGCGGCCAGAGCTTCAGTGACTACGCCTCTGCACTTGAAAACTGCTCCGGCACTGCCGGGAAGATGGCCGGCACGATGCTGGACAATCTGAACGGCAAGATGACGCTGTTTGAATCTGCCGCAGACGGTCTGAAAATTTCCGTTGGCGAGCAGCTGACCCCTGCCATGAGCGACCTGTACGAAGTGGGCGCAGATGTGCTTTCCGGCATGACCGAGTTTGTCAACGACAATCCCGGCGTGGTCAAGGGCATCACAACTATGGTCGGTATCATCGGAACAGCTACCGCTGGACTGACCGGGTATGTGGCCGTTGCAGGCGTTGCAAAGGCTGTTACAGCCGCAATAGGTGCAACTGCTGCGGCCTCACTTGGGCCGATTGCGCTTGGTGTGGCCGGTATTGCCGCAGTGGCCGGTGCTTTTGTGGCTGTTACGAGCGCCGCCGATGCTGCGGTTGAGGCATCCGGTGACTGGCCGCCCGCGCTGGACGACATCACCACCGCCGCCAACGGTGTGACCGATGCGCTGGACGATGCCAACGCCACCATGCAGGCCAGCGCCGAAACCACAATGGCGACTGCCGGCACGGCAGATAAAAGAAGCCATCGAGGAGGGCGAGCCCCGCGCCGAGTTTGTGCAGGCGACCTTTGAGATTGACCCGAACGACCCGGCGCATCTAATCCCAACCGTGGAGGTGAATATCCGAGATGAGTAGAAACCCCTTGTATCAGTTCGTGGACACCGACACGACCAAGCTGGAAGCCGCGCTCGTGGATGCCTATGAGGCTATTGTCGGCCACAGCGCCCAGCCCAGCAGCCCGGAACGCATTTTTATTGCGTGGGTCGCAAGCATCATTTTGCAGGAAAGGGTGTATCTGAATCACGCGGGAAACCAGAACATACCGAGCCGCGCCGAAGGCGCGAACCTTGATGCCCTGGGCGAGTTGTTCTACCAGCATACGCGCCCGGCCGCGACCTCCTCCACCGTGACTATGCGGTTCAATATCAGCGAGGCGCAGACCAGCGCCGTGCTGATCCCGAAAGGTACGCGCGTGAGCAATGGGCAGAATATGTTCTGGGCTACCGTGGAGGACCGCTACATTGCAGCTGGGCAGACCCACGGTGATGTGACAGCCGAGTGCATGACCGCCGGCACGGCGGGAAACGGCTACCTTGCAGGTCAAATCACCACCATTGTGGATGTGTTCGACTACTACACCAGCTGCACCAACCTGACCGAGAGCGGCGGCGGCAGCGATGCCCCCACCGATGACGAGTTCTACGAGCAGCTGCGCCAGAGTGAGGACAACTATTCCACTGCCGGGCCGAAAGGCGGCTACATTGCCAAGGCTAAAGCCGTGAGCAATGACATTGCCGATGTGCTGCCCAACAGCCCGACCCCCGGTGAGGTGCGCATCTATGTTCTGATGGAAGACGGCACGATTGCCGGGCAAGAAGTGAAGAATGCCGTGCTGGCTGCCTGCAACGCCGATGAAACCCGCCCACTGACCGACCATGTACTGGTGGAAGACCCCGAAACGGTGGAGTACGATATTGATGTGACCTACTATCTGAACCGCGGCGGCCCGTCTGCCGCCGATGTGCAGAGCGAGGTCAACGCCGCCGTGGATGCCTATGTGAAATGGCAGGCCGGCAAGCTGGGCCGGGACATCAACCCCAGCGAACTGACCCGCCGTATGATGGTGAACGGCGTAAAGCGCGTTGTTATCCGCAGCCCTGTCTACACAGAGCTGCGCAGCGGCAATGTAGCTACCGATGCCAGCGGGCGTGTGGCGCTGGCCGACCTGACGGATACCGTGCCGCAGGTTGGCAAGCTGCGTGGCCGCACCGTGACGAGCGGAGGGTATGAAGATGAGTAATACCCCCACCGCCGAGGAGTTCCTGCGGGCGCTGCCGCCCGTACTGCGCAATGACAGGCGCATGATGGCGCTGGGGCAAGTTGTGGCTGAAGAACTTTCGGACCGCATGAGCGAGATCGAGAAAGCGGCCATCTACCCCCGCATTGACGAACTGGATGAAGCGTTGCTGGACATACTGGCCTACGATTTCAAGGTGGACTGGTACGGCTATGACTATCCGCTGGAAACCAAGCGGGCGCTGCTGAAATCCAGCTTCTATATCCACCGTCATCTTGGCACCAAGGGCGCCGTTGAGGCGGCCATTCAATCGGTGTACCCCAAGAGCATTGTGGAAGAATGGTTCGACTATGTGGAGGGCGGCAACCCCTATACATTCCGCATTGTGTTGGATGCATCGACCCCCGCTGTGCCGGTGAACAACACAGACCTTTTGCGGGCGGTAAACCTGTACAAAAGTCTGCGCAGCCATCTGGACGGCATCATGTTCCGCAGCACACACCACTTTGAGATCCGCACCGGCTGCGGATGGTGCGTGTACACGGCCCGCCTGTGCGGCACCTATCCGGTGCAGGCCAAGGAGGGAGCTATCTACAATTTCCCCGTGGTGGTGGAAACCGAACACGGCGGCGAGGCGTACACCATGCCGCTGACAGGCCAGCCGACTGCCGGCACATTCCCGGCTCCTGCCGTGCAGGGCGTTATCGCCGGGGAAAATGTGGCCGTTGCCACAGCTGAAGATGGACAGACCTATACAAGCCCCATGACGGGCTATGCCACGGTGGGTACACACCCCGCTGCGGCAGTGCAGGGGTCTATCCTTGACGGCGCACTTATGACCGACACAGCCAGCGGGAGCGCGGGCTTTGAGGCTACCCCCTGCGGGCTGGAGCCGGGATCACTATTTTAGGAGGTATGACCCATGATTGACAGTGCAGGGTTTACCGATCTGCGGAACTACATCAAGCGGCGTGTCGCTTATGCCAAGTACCGTGTCGGCAATACCTACATCAAAACGGACCTGTCCGATGTGGCGGTGCTGCCAAACGGCACGGTGCGGGCACAGCTGACCATCAGTGCCGAGAGCACCCCGCTGACCGTGACCCGCGTGGAGCTGTACAACTCTGACAACGCCCTGTGGGCACATCAGGATTGCAGCATCACGGTCAACACCGGGCAGACGGGCATCTTGTACTGGTTCGACTTTACCGTGACCGAGCAGGAGGTGAAATGAAATGTATAATCCTACCCCGTGGAAAGACCATGTGACGAATCCGAGCAACTGCTTCAACATCACGAAGAACGAGGACGGCACCTACCAGATCACCCGCGCCGGCACTGTGATGCAGCAGGGTACGCCGCAGGATGCGGCACATTTTACCAACCAAGAGGACGGCATCTGGGAGCTGTTTGCCTGCTATGGGCTGCTGCTGAACTACGCCCGCCAGATGGGCTGGGATGTGGAGCGCGGCAGCATCAACCTGACGAACACCGCCAAGCCGTACCCGTTCAACAACAGCCAGAAGACCGTGGCCTTGCGGATGCAGCGCCCCAGCCGTGACTATATCGTTATCACCGAGGCCAGCAATGTGAAAGGCAACCTCGGTCAGATCGAGGTGAGTGACCAGCTGTCCAACGGCTTTAAGGTCGCCTACACCGGCAGCGCCACTGCTGCCACCATCAACTACATTGTGATCGGAGGGTACATGAAATGATTATCGTTGAGAAGAACCCCGGCCAGAAAATCGAGTACGAGGTGAACAAGACCAAACTCACCTTTGACGATGACCTGACCCTGAACCTTGCCAAGCGCGAGGAAGACTACGCCGTACACATTGATGTGTGCTTTGACGAGGACGGGGCGCTGTGCATCGGCGCTGCTGCCGGGCGCAGCTATGTAGCCCAGATCGACATTCCGCCCCGCCAGTACAAGGAAGTGCCTGCCACGGCGGCGGAGACGACCACCAGCGAGGCGGCAGACGATGCGGACGGTAGCCATACCCCGCAGCAGACAACCGCCAGGAAGCCGCTGCCGCTTGACATGGACACCGTGACGCTGACGCTGTGGAGCATCGAGTAAGGAGGTAAACCCCTATGGCTGATAATTTTGACCTGATGGCAACCGCGCTGAAAGCGGTCTGCCCGAACAATGAGATTCTGCTGGACAACGCCGGCAAGCCCAGCGTTATGGTCCGCATCCCGAAGATGACCTATGCCCAGCTGGGTATGGGCGAATCCACCGCACTGTTCCCGGCGTTCATCATCAACGGGCAGGAAGTGGACGAGATCTACATCTCCAAATATCTGAACATCGTGCAGAATGGCCGTGCGTACAGCCTGCCCGGCGTTGACCCCGCCGCAAGTATGAACTTCGACCAGGCCCGCAGCTACTGCGAGGCCAAGGGTGACGGCTGGCACTGCATGACCCGCATGGAGTGGGGTCTGCTGATGCGCATTTGCGAGATGCAGGGCTTTATCCCGCTGGGCAACAACAACTACGGCAAGCACAGTTCGGAGCAGTTCTACAAGGCTATCCCGACTTTCATTGACACGGGCGCTGGCAACAAGACCGGACGCACCGCTACCGGCACCGGACCGCTGACTTGGTACCACGACAACAGCCCCAGCGGTATTGCCGAACTTGTCGGTGATGTGTGGGAGTGGGCCGGTGGCGTCCGCACTGTGTATGGTGAGTTGCAGGTCATGGCCAACAACAATGGTGCGGACGCTGCCAACTCGCAGGGCACCAGCAGCACCAAGTGGATGGCCATCAGTGCCGATGACGGCAGCTACATCACCCCGGACGGCAGCGGCACTACAGCTAACTCCGTCAAGCTGGACATCGTCAGCGGGCACATCCAGTGGTCCAAGACCATTACCACCCGCAACAAAGATTCCGACTGGCCGAGCTGCAGCTTTGCTGCTATCACCTGCGACAGCACGATCAGTGATGCTGCCAAGCTAGTGTTGCAGTGCCTCGGTATGCTGCCGTACAAGTCCACAGACCTGTGCGCTAAAGCGGGTCACCAGTGCTGGTTCCGCAACCTCGATGCCGAGCGCGCTTTCTATTCGGGCGGCCACTGGCGCAACTCTTCCTAT